ATTAATTTTAAGCCTAATGCAAGTGTAGCCAATTACTGTACTAACACGTTAGACGTAAAGATAGTATTTACCCTGGGTTTCGCCAGAAAATTAGTTTTTACCCTGGATCTCACCAGAAAGGAAAATAGTTTTTACCCTGGATTTCACCAGAAAATAATAGTTTTTACCCTGGGTTGCACCAGAAAGATAGTTTTTACCCTGGGTCACACCAGAAAGCAGTGGTCTTAAAACCTTAAGATTTATTTAAACGCTTAAATTTGTTGATATTATAATCAACCCTCCTTTGTAATGGATTAGGATATGATTGTAATAAATCCTCAAATTCATTTAAGTCAGATTGTAAAATCCTTAAACAATCCAACATTTCAGTTGACATAGGACCTAATTCGTCGTGATACCAAGTGTTGTTAATAACAGATGTTTTAATATCATCGTATTCATCTAAGATACTAGACACGTATAAAACATCATTATTAAAACTACGTTCAATTTCTAATTGACAAACTATAGGTATTGGGGGAAAACCAACAGCACCTTCTGCTAAATAATGCCTTAATTCTTCCCTAACGGGGATGGTTCCCATATTCTTACCAATTTTCTTAACATCAAAATGACTATTAACAACATTGTAAGACAGGTACTGTTCTAATCCCCGGAAGTAATTACAGCCGCTGGTTTTCCTTAACACATAATTTATGGCTGGGGTAATGATTGGATGGCCTGGTGATAAAAAATAATAACTCATAGCTTTAGCTCTGAGTACACTCTTTTGTTGTGCTATTGTTAACCTTTGATTTGTGTTAACCCAAAAGAGATTTTTTAAAGCTCTCCCTACATTTATGAGAGAACCTTCGTGGACCCATCGTCGTCGGAGAAAATCTACATCCCCAACTGATGAACCAGCTGTATTATCACTAAAACCAAAACCCAAACTTTTAATGACTTTATTGTCAATTTGTTCAGGTTTGGTTAACCCATCATCACCCTCAACTATTAAGTCTATGAGCCGAAAATCCAATCCCAATTTATGAGCAGAGTAAGCATTAATTAGAAAATTAACTAGACAATTAAACGTTGAAGTTAGATAATCGCCTGAACAACGACTACTAATTCTAAATTTGCCTATTGAAGAATGCAATATCCTGCTTTCTTCACTCAATGATCTAAAATCCTTATACACCTCATGGAATTGATATTTATCATACAACCGTTTGATCATATAATTTTCAGCCTTCTTAAAACAATAAGAAACCGAAGACTCAAATGCTGAGTAATCAGTAACTATATGTTTATGACTAGTTATGCCAACAACTCGATTGACAAAGGTTTCAGGATCCAAGCTTTTCACTTGGTATCTTTCTATTAGGGATTTATTCCAAGTGTCTATGAGTTCTATCAAGGGGCTAAGACGTATGGATAAATAATCACTCATAGTCATTATTAGCCTAGGTCTAACCCTACTGACACCATTAACTACCTTGGAAGAATCCTCTAATTTCACGAAACATGAATTGTTAAAAAACTTTCCATGCTTCTTCTTTGTAACCAGACAATCATTATAAGCGTTAACTTTGGACTCTATATATTTTTGAGTCCTTTTCCCTTTATTTATCCTCCTATATGACTGGACACAGTCTTCATCTATTGTAACCCCCGATGAATCTAGATTGGATATTAACCAATCGATGACTGTGTATGAAAACCGTAAAAACTCAAAACACTCGTGAGGTATTTTGACCATACTACGTCCAACCATAGCAGCAAATAAAGTGGTAGGTGTTGTGGTACACACATGACCAGGTCCGACCTGGGTGCACCATGTGTAAATTGAAAATAGAGGAGCAAAACTGATAGCTTTAGGGTTTTATCAACAATTTTGTTGAAATAGCAATTTAAAAATCCATTATTTATATATTCTTTTTCTACGGATATTAAGTTGGGTCCATCAGTTTCCATGGCGAACCCACTACCAACACAAACTGCAAATTGATTAATGCCAACAATGTTTAAATCTGCTATGTAAGACAAAGCACCTTGAGCTGCATAAGCAACAGTTCTCAATTTCCTTGACTCACATAATTTCATATTACTATGGCAATATTTTAAATAATCTGAAGTGTGTTTGTATAATAACGGTAAAGAATCATCTGTGTTTAGATAATTGGCTTTTAACATGCTAACTAAGGCAACCGACAACTCGCTACTATTACAGAGTTGTATTTCTTTAAATATTTGGTTTGTGCGGTTAACTGATATTATAACCTCTTCCTTAGGTTCAAACCCGAAAACCATACATACGTATGGATTATCTAGTTCTATGATGTTAAACCCGAATATTCTGAATACCGGGCGCAGTTCTAAGACTGCATAATAGTCCTGACTCTCAATTAAATCTCTTCTCTCCCTAATATTTCTCCTATCATGATTAGATGGGTTATACCTATATTCAATGAATTTATACTCCTTACGAAATAAAAATATCTTGGAAAAATTGAAATATAGGAAAAGCAGTTCATCTAAAATAGGTAATATACTGGAAATGACACCAACAATGAAAGTGCACCTTTCAACTGTTTCAGTTGATACTGCAC